CAGCCAGGACCTTCGGGGATGCTGATACCGCAGATGCGGACAATGTAATGAAAAAAGCAATAGGTGGTGCAGCCAACAATCTGCAAGCGGCACTTGATATGTTGCAAAAGCCTGCGGACGTAGGCTCAATCAAACCCAACGATATTCAGTCCCTGATGTCTGAAGTGGGTATTAAACCAATAGGAGAAACCTCTGTTTTTAAAATGGCAATGACTGTCCTTTCTCCAGAACAAAAACTTAAAAAAATAAAAATATTAAAAAAATACTTTGACAAGATGCGGCAAGCAGAAAGTTTAGAAAAGTCAGGCTCTGCTCTGGGTGATTTATCAGACGCAGCAAAACTTAGAAAAGGAATTCCTTACAACTCTTCAACATCAATTCAAAAAGAGCTTGACCAATTGCAAGGTGTAGAAAAACTAGATACAGACTTATTGGCAATATTAAAAAAACAATATAATCTATAACATATGGATTTTTCCAAACTTACAGAGGCTGAACTCAAAGAGGCCCTGCTGCTTTTAGAAAAGCAAGACGGTTACTCAACGCAAGACGAGTGCCAAGAATCTTTTCTAAGCTACGTCAACCACATGTGGCCCGAGTTCGTTTGCGGCCGTCATCATCAGATCTTTGCTGAGAAGCTAGAACAAGTGGCTAGGGGTGAGATTAATCGTCTGATCGTTAACATGCCGCCTCGACATACCAAATCAGAATTTGCATCCACCTACTTCCCGTCTTGGATGATGGGACTTAAACCTAAAATGAAAATAATGGAGACCACCCATACGGGTGAGCTCGCCGTTAGGTTTGGTCGTAAGGTTCGTAACTTGATGGATCAAGCAGAGTACAAACAAGTTTTTCCTGGCGTCAATCTGCAGGCTGACAATAAATCAGCAGGGCGCTGGGAAACCAATAAAGGGGGCGAATACTTTGCAGCGGGTGTGGGTGGAGCTGTAACTGGACGGGGTGCGGATCTACTTATAATCGACGATCCGCATTCTGAACAGGATGCCCTATCCCCGACCGCGTTAGAGTCTGCGTATGAATGGTACACCTCTGGACCTCGTCAGCGTTTACAACCAAAAGGTGCGATTGTTATTGTTATGACCCGTTGGTCTTCTATCGACCTAACCGCTAAATTACTGGAGGCGCAGAAAGAACCTTTGGCTGACCAGTGGGAAGTGATAGAGTTCCCTGCTATTTTTCCAGATACAGAGAAACCGCTTTGGCCCGAGTATTGGGCGTTGGATGAATTGCTTAAAGTTAAAGCGTCTTTGCCTGGAGGTAAATGGAACGCTCAGTGGATGCAGAATCCTACCGCTGAAGAAGGCTCGATTATTAAACGAGACTGGTGGCGCAGATGGACGCGTGATTCTTTGCCGTCCGTTAAATACATCATGCAATCCTACGATACCGCTTTCTCTAAAAAACAATCAGCGGATTACTCAGCCATCTCCACTTGGGGTGTGTTTAAACCCAGCGACGATGAGCCCGATTGCGTCATACTGTTAGATGCCCAGAAAGGGCGTTGGGATTTTCCAGAACTTAAAGAAATAGCGATGCGTGAGTACCGTTATTGGGATACCGATATGGTGTTGATTGAGGCCAAAGCTTCAGGAACTCCGCTCACCCAAGAGCTTAGACGAATGGGTATTCCTGTTGTTAATTACTCGCCAAGCAGAGGCCATGATAAGACAACAAGGATGCACGCCGTTGCGCCCATCTTTGAATCAGGTATGGTGTTTGCTCCTAAGAGAGCCTTTGCAGAGGATATGATAGAAGAATGTGCATCATTTCCGTTTGGAGCTCACGATGATTTATGTGATACTATGACTCAAGCTTTGATGCGATTCCGCGAAGGTGGATTTGTAAATTTAAATAGTGATTATGAAGACGAAGAACGCGAACCTAGAGAGAGAGTTTATTACTAATGGCAATAGAAAGACAAACACCTGATCCAGCTCAAGAAGTTGAAGAATTTCAAGATATGACAACCGAGAGGTCAACCGACGATATTGATAACGAGATTATTGAAATCTTGTCTGGCTTAGACGAAGAAGGCGTTCAATATCAAGAAGATGGCTCAGTTATCTTAGGCGATATAAAAGACGATATGGGAGATATAGGCTTTGGCGAGAACTTAGCAGAAGTTGTTGAGGACTCTGAGCTGAATAAAATTTATATTGAGCTAACCGCAGCAATTGAAAACGACAAGTCTGCTAGAGAAGATTGGGAAAAAACTTATACCGATGGTTTGAAATATCTAGGAATGAAGTTTGACGAAAACAGATCCCAACCGTTTGAAGGCGCTTCTGGCGTTGTTCATCCTTTATTGGGAGAATCAGTTACTCAGTTCCAAGCGCAAGCTTACAAAGAATTATTACCCGCAGGTGGTCCAGTTAAAACTCAAGTAGTGGGTGAATACAGCGCGGCTGTAGAAGAGCAAGCTCAGCGTGTACGTGATTTTATGAATTACCAAATTATGCACGTGATGGAAGAGTACGACGAAGACTTAGATCAGATGTTGTTCTACCTTCCGTTAGCTGGCTCTGCTTTTAAGAAAGTTTATTACGACGAAACGTTGCAACGAGCTGTTTCTAAGTTTGTTGCGCCTGAAGATTTAATTGTTCCTTACTATACAACCGACTTAGATTCTTGCCCAAGGGTCACGCATTTAATTAAAATGCCAGAGAACGAAGTAAAGAAACTTCAAGCAATTGGTTTTTACCGAAACGTTAAAGTTAAGGGTGGTGATAACCTAAGCAACAGCTCAAGTCTAACCTCAGAAATAGAAAAGCTAGAGGGCCTTGAGCCTTCTTACGATACAGGCGAAGTCTGTCATCTGTACGAAATTCATTGTAATTTAGACTTAGATGGCTTTGAAGATACAGGCGAAGATGGCGAATATACAGAAGTAAAACTGCCTTATATCGTAACAATTGATACCAACAGCGAAAACATTTTATCTATTAGAAGGAACTTTGCAGAAGAAGATCCGATGAAGAAAAAAATTGCTTACTTCGTTCATTTTAAATTTCTTCCAGGATTAGGATTCTACGGCTTTGGTTTAACTCATATGATAGGTGGCTTATCTAAAGCTTCAACTTCAATTGTCAGACAATTGATAGATGCTGGAACTTTAGCTAATTTGCCTGCAGGATTTAAAACCCGAGGCATTCGTATTAGAGACGAGGACACGCCTATTCAACCAGGCGAGTTTAGAGACGTGGATGCACCCGCAGGAAGTCTGCGAGATGCAATTCAGCCGTTACCGTTTAAAGAGCCAAGCCAGACTTTATTGCAATTGTTAGGCTTATTGGTTCAAAGCGGTCAACGTTTTGCGTCAATAGCAGATATGAATATAGGTGAAGGCAATTCGCAAGCGCCTGTAGGAACAACCGTTGCTTTATTAGAAAGATCAACTAAAGTTTTGTCTGCCATTCATAAACGATTGCATGCAGGACAAAAGAAAGAATTTAAACTATTGGCCAATATCTTTGCTAAGAGCTTGCCTCCCGTTTACCCTTACGCCGTATCAGGCGGGCAGATGGAAGTTAAACAAGCTGACTTTGATGAGAGAGTGGATGTCATTCCTGTTTCAAATCCAGATATTTTCTCTACTAGCCAACGAATAGTAATGGCTCAAGAGATGATGCAGTTGGTTCAATCTAACCCAGAAATACATGGTCCTAATGGCATGTATGAGGCCTATAAAAGAATGTATGCAGCTTTGGGAACAGACAATATTGATGCGTTATTAATTCCACCCCCAGACACTCAACCAAAACCGATTGAATCTGGAATGGAGAACAGCACTTTATTAATGGGTGGTACAGCTCAAGCGTTTATGCAGCAAAACCATGATGCGCATATTTCGTCTCATGTAAATTTATTAAACATGCAGCCCGTTCAGATGAACGCGCAAGTTCAAGCAAACATATACTCGCACATCATGCAGCATCTGCAGATGAAAGCCGATATGATTGCGCAACAACAAATGCCGCCCGAGGCCCAGCAGCAATATCAACAATTGCAGCAACAAGCCCAACAATCCACACCTGTTGACGCGGCGGCGATCAACCAACAAGCCAGTGATATATTGGCTCAATTCAGCTCCCCGATAATGACTGACTTGGTAGGGCAGTTTGCTCAAGAAGTAGCCACGCCTCCGCAAGAAGATCCGTTAGTTGTTATTAGAAAACAAGAGTTAGCACTTAAAGGTCAAGAGCTTCAGCAAGACAAAGAGCAGTTCCAAATGAAGGAACAAATGCGTGCGCAAGATCAAGCCAATCAAGATAGAATTGACCGAGAGCGTATTGACGCGCAGCGAGATATTGCTAGAATGAAGGACGGAACAACTCAAGATAGACTTGACCAACAAAAAGAACTAAAATTGATTGATCTTGGCCTAAGCCATCTAAATCAATACAGGTAAACATATGATTAAAAGTACAAAACCAAAAAATCAAAAAACTCCAAAAGTGATGAAGAACAAATGCTCGTATGGAAATAAAGGAACGGTTCCTTTAAAAATCAATGCAGGAACTTTTTCAGCAAGTACAACCCCAACCCCAGGAGTGGGCAAAGGGAAGGCAAGAGGTCTTGGTGAGGCTTCTTCTGGTGGTAAGTTTTCTGGCGTTTATTAAATGTCAACCATTTGGGTAGCCGACCAATTACAAAAGCGGCTAAAGGAGAAGAAAGAAGACACTCAGAGCTCGTTGCTCAATGGTGTCAAATCTTTTGAGGATTATCAATACTTGCGTGGACGTTACAATTCTCTCGTCGACGTAGAACAAGAACTTAGAGAATTGCTAGAGAGGATAGAAGAAAATGACGAAGAACAAAGTGCTAGTCCCTGACCATATAGCGGCTGAAATAGAAAAAGATAAAACAGCATCAAAAAAAGAAAAAGAAAAATCTGAGCTTGACAAAGCTTTTGTCAATGCAGAGGAAAGGGTCTTAGATCCTACCTTGGTAGATAAATCTCTTATCGAAAGAATGCCCAGCCCTACAGGTTGGCGCATGTTAATTCTTCCCTACCGAGGCCGAGGTGTTTCTAAAGGTGGAATTGTATTAACAAAAGACTCTGTTGACAGAGAGGCGCTAGCCTCAGTAGTGGCCTACGTAATAAAAATGGGTCCTATGTGTTACAAAGACAAAAACAAGTTTGGAGACACACCTTGGTGTGAAGAACGGCAATGGGTGCTAATTGGTCGGTATGCTGGAGCTCGCTTTAAATTAGGCGATGATGCAGAATGCCGTATTATTAACGACGACGAAGTTATCGCTACGATCGCAGATCCCGATGATATCGTCACGCTGTAAACGTGAGGAGGACTCATGCTAGAAGAAGAAAATAATCAAGCTCCTGAAGAGGAAATTGAAGAAGGTAAGATTGTAGAAATTGATGTTCCAGAAGAGGACAAAGATGCGCAATCAGCTATAGACAATATTTCTGACGAAGAAACAATTAAAGATGAAGAGCAAGACGAATTAGAAAACTACTCAAAAGGTGTTAAAAAACGTATTGCAACTTTAACTAAAAAAATGCGTGAGCAAGAGCGTGCTGCTCAATCTGCTTACGATTATGCAAAAAACTTACAAGTTGAAAACGAAAACTTAAGAACTAATACAAGTCACTTAAGTCAAAGTTATTATGGTGAGGCTGAGAACAGATTAAAATCTCAACGTGCTCAAGCCAATACTGTTTTAAAGTCAGCGTATCAAGATCAAGACTGGGACAAGGTAACTAAAGCCCAAGAAATTCTTGACAAGATTACTGTTGAAGAAAGTAAGTTAGCTAACAATAGAATGCAAGTTCAAAGAGAGACCGTTTATCAAAACGTTCCTCAACAACGAATGCAACAACAACCGATTCAAGCGCCGACACCTCAAGCAGACCCTGAAGCTGAGAGTTGGGCAGAAAAAAACGAGTGGTTTGGTCAAGACGAAATAATGACCTTGGCCGCTTTTAACATTCATCAAAAATTAATTGAAGAAGAAGGATTTGATCCCAGCGACTCAATGTACTATGATGAGATAGATAAACGTATGAGAACTGAATTTCCACACAAATTCAGTAATGGCGGAGCGGTTAAGTCCAAGGCTAGAATGCAACAAACTGTTGCACCTGCTGGAAGATCTGATGGCTCTAGAGGAAAACGACAGGTCAGGCTCACCAAAAGTGAAGTCGAAATGGCTCGTCGTTTGAATGTGCCATTACAAGAATACGCAAAGCATATTAAAAGGTAACAAATATGACTGAAGATAATAAAGAAAATAACAGGACTCCGCGTTCTGCAGAAACTCGAGCGATCAAAGATACTGCTCGCAAACCATGGCGTCCCCCATCTATGTTGGAGACACCACCTGCACCTGAAGGTTTTACCTACAGGTGGATAAGAGCCGAAGTTGTTGGTCAGGAAGATAAGAAGAATGTAATGTCTAGATTGCGTGAAGGTTTCGACCTTGTTCGCGTCGAAGAGATTGGAGACTTTGAACTTCCTTCGATTGATAATGGAAAGCACGCTGGTGTTGTATCCGTGGGTGGTTTGCTTTTGGCTAAGATTCCGAATGAAACACGTGATGAAAGAAACGCCTATTTCAATAACCGTGCACAATCGCAACAAGACGCGATTGATAATGATCTAATGAAGGAATCAGATCCAAGTTCTCCGATGTTAAAACCTCAGAGAACTACAAGCGTAACTTTTGGTGGTGGTAAAAGAAGTTAATTCTTTTGCTGCTTAAAATTATTTTAAATTAAAGGTATAAAAAAATGGCAAATACAAATGCGCCCTTCGGTTTAAAACCAATTGGAAAATTGGGCTCAGGTTATAATTCTACAGGAACAACTGAGTACGATATTCTAACTGGCACAACTGGAACAATCTATACAGGCGATCCAGTAAAAATGGTTAGCACAGGCGGCATTGCCGTTGCTGCTGCTGGCGATCTTTTACTAGGAGTCTTTCAAGGCTGTCACTTTACTAATTCAAGCGGTGAGAAGGTTTATTCTCCAGTTTGGACTACGTTGACAGCTTCATCTGATGCGAAAGCATTAGTAGTCGATGACCCAGACGTTTTGTTTGAAGTCCAATCAGCCGCAACAGGCAGTCTTACCCAAACCGAAGTCGGTTTAAATGGTGATATTGTTTACGCAGCTGGTTCTTCTCAAACTGGAATGTCAGCAGTAAAAATTAGTGGCACTATGGCTACTGGTACTGCTCAACTAAGAATTATGGGATATACAAATGATCCTTCTAATAATTCTTTAGGAACTGGGTCCCTTTCAACCTATGCTAATATGATCGTCAGAATTGACGAACATTTTAACAGAACCGCAGCAGGAGTTTAATCATGGCTATTAATAGAGCTCAATTAGCGAAAGAATTAGAACCAGGTTTAAATGCCCTTTTCGGCATGGAATACGCCCGTTATGATTCTGAGCATGAAGAAATTTTTGAAACTGAATCATCAGACAGAGCGTTTGAAGAAGAAGTAATGATCGTTGGTTTTGGTAACGCTTCAGTAAAAGGTGAGGGCGAAGGAGTTTCTTTCGACCAAGCTTCTGAAGGATATACATCACGTTACTCCCACGAAACCATTGCTTTAGCTTTTGCTCTTACTGAAGAAGCAGTTGAAGACAATCTTTACGATAGACTTGGTTCAAGGTATACAAAAGCCTTGGCTAGATCTATGGCGAATACTAAGCAAATCAAAGCTGCTGCTGTATTGAATAACGCTTTCTCATCCAGTTTCACTGGCGGAGATGGTGTTGCTCTAGTAAGTACAGCTCATCCACTAGGTGGTGGCGGAACTGCTAGTAATAGACCCTCAACCTATGCTGACTTGAACGAGACTTCATTAGAAGATGCTCTTATTAATGTTTCAACTTTAGTTGATGACAGAAATTTGACCATTGCTCTTCAAGCGCAAAAGTTAATTATTCCACCAGCATTACAGTTCGTTGCTGACAGATTGCTTCAGTCTAATCTTAGACCTGGATCATCTGACAATGACGTCAATGCTATGAAGAATATGGGTATGATCCCTCAAGGATATGTTGTTAACCATTATCTGACTGATACAGATGCTTGGTTCTTAAAAACAGACTGTCCTGATGGATTTAAACACTTCCAAAGAAGTCCAATGGCTACTGCCTTAGAAGGCGATTTCGACACTGGTAACATGCGTTACAAAGCTAGAGAAAGGTATTCATTTGGATATTCTAATTGGAGAGCTGTTTACGCTTCTCAAGGTATCTAAATCCAATTTATTGGTAAAGGGAGCTTCGGCTCCCTTTTTTTTGTTTTAAAAAACTTGCTAAAACTATACAAAATAACTTAAACTTACTCAAAGTAACAAATTATTGTTGTTATGAATACCGCTTTACATGATTGTATAAGTTTAGCAAATTCGCCATGTGTAGGAGTTTGCTCAACCTCTATGGCCCCTTTCGATGAACAATGCA